TTCCGGTACAACACGATTAACCAATTCTTTTACTTTCTCTGGAATATTTGCATTTGTAAAAAAATCTGGAATAAACCCTTTTCTTGTTATTGTATTAAAAAAATAATGAATATCATAATATCTATTCTGTACAGGACAGATATTAATTTTATTAGTCCATTCTGCATCAACTTTCGAATTATCTACAATTCCAGGTATACATGCAAAATCAAAATCCCATAATTTTATTTGAAATCCTATATTTGGGACAATGTATGTCTGATTATTTATTTTATATAAATAGTTTTTATTATTATCATCAATGTCTACTGTATGAATTAATATATTATTTGCTTTCATATCATTGTGTCTAAAACTAGGATATCTTGCATGAATAATTGCAAGAACTGATAATAACTGAAAAAATATTGTTCGCCAATGTTTTAATTTAAATGTATTACCATAATTTCTAATATAATCTAACAAGTCTCCTCCATTTGCCCATTCACTAACAAGAACTGATACATTTTGATAATAATCACCTTTCTCATATCTTTCAATAAATTGATCAAACTTATTATTATTAACAATATTTGATTTTGTTAAATTTAAAAATGGTTTGATACTTGTATTAAATGTTGTAATAGGTAATACTATATGAGGTGTTTGTTTATTTATTACAAAATAAGATAATAAACGAATCATTAATAACTCTGTATTCTCAGGTCTTTTAATATTATACATATCACCATAATTTTCTTTTTTTGGGTATGCAACAATTTTAACACCATATGATTCTTTATTTTCTAGATTTGGTTTAGGATGTACTCCTTTAAAAGTGTGTCCTGTTGATCCACTTTTAATATATAACAGTTTTCCTCCTAATTCACTAATAGCTTTCCCAAATTCTATATATTTTTTTGGTAATAGTTCTCTAATATCTTCACTGTTTTTTGGATATTCAAGTTGTTTTTCATTAAAATCAATAATAGAATCAATATTATTTTTATTTACCATATTTTGTATAGTCTGTATTCTATCAGGAATTAAATTAAATTTTTTAGTTTCCATATAATTAATTTATATTATATTTTTTTATAACTATAACCCGAATAATCTTAAACTAATTTATTTTCATTTAATAATAAATTATATTCTAAAAATAATTATGTATACAGAAATTAGATTATCAGAATTAAAACCATTTGTATTAAAACATTTATTTAATATGTATAAGCAGACTTATATTAATGCTAACCAATCAGTATGGTTTAAAAAATCTGAAGATTTATTAAGATATAATTGTGGTATTATTATTAAAGATGATAACATAACTAATATTACAAAATATATTTTACATAGTCTCAAAGCATTTCTTTTATTTCAATTTAAAAAATATATTAATAAAATTTCTTTAGTTGCTCATGATGGAACAGATGAAGGCAAAAAATTAGTAATACAACTTTTATATAATTATTGTAATACTCAAGGTTATTGTTTAGAAGCATCAGGTCCATTATCTTGGATTTTAAGAAAAAAAAATTGTCCAATTATTACAGATATTAATATAATTAATAAAATGTTAGATATTAAAAATAATCCAAATCATAAAATAGTTATAAATCCATTATTCGATTATCATGATAAAGAGTCATATCATTATAATCATGAAATTTATAAAGATGGTATTAAACTATTTTCACGTCCCGAAACATTATTTGGTATATCTATGTGTAATTTTAATTCAAAAAATGATTGTAAAAGAAAATGTGTTAAAAAAACCATTAAAATACACAAAAGAATCATTAAAACATAAATATCTAAGTTAATTTATTCCTATTTTGTTCTTCTTTTGTTAGTTCATCTTCATATTTAGAATATGAATATTTTAATTGTTTAATATCCAAAGGTGGTAAATTAGGAATACCCATCCAATATTTTTTTTTATTAATAAAATCCTGAGTAAATTCTTCTGGATACATATATATAATTGATGATTTTGGATTTACTACCAATTTTTGTAAATTAGTTGGCAATAAATAATTTGATTGTGGTGGTAATACTGCTAATAATTGCATAAATGGTTTTAATGGTTCTCCTAATTTAAATTTTATTTCATTCATATCAATTTTATCAATATATTTTGCAATATCGGAAATAAATGGTGGATGATCAAATGGATAATACCAATCCCAACAAGGACATGAATCAAAATAATATTGTGTAACCCATTTAATTCCTCTTAAATAATGTTCTACTAATTTTTCACTAAATTTTTCAAGTTCCTCATCATTAATATTCCAATAATGTTTATAATATCGTAATCTCCATTTTTCAGGTGTATCTGATCCTAAACTAATAGGATCGTTAATTTTAAATTGTAAATTTTCTATTTTTGATACTTCTTTTTCATATTCATCATTGCCATGAGAATAATGTCTTTTATGTGGTTTTCCAAATTCTGTTTTTAATATATATTCTTCCTCAGATGCTAAATTCTTAATAAATAATGCTAAGAATTTATTATTAATTTTTTTTTCTAATAAATATTCTCCAGGTAAACTTATTGTAGTTTTTATATAATTATTTATTAAATTTTCTATTCCTTCATTTTGAATGTCTAATGATGGTATATGAGGTAAAAAATCATTACCTAAAAAATAACACATGAAAATAAAATCATTTATTATTTTTGTTCTGTCTATATTTTCAATGAATTTTTTCATTGTGGTATATATAGAATCCCTCATTACTTTAATACTTACAAAATTTAAAACTTCTTTTGATTCTTTTTTATTAAATTCTGTTGCTTCTCTTAATAAAAAGATTTTATCAGATTCTGTTGATAATGCTAAAAAGATTAAATCTGCATCTAATCCATATATAACATAACTATTATCTTTAGATTTGTTATCTCTAATATATTGTAACAATTTATGTTCTCCTTCAGCAGGAGTTAAATAAGATGAATAAATAATATTTTTATCTTTTGACCAATTTGTTATTCTTTTATGTAATTTTTCCATAAAAACTGTTCCTGGGGTGATAGCATTATTATTCCAATGATTTGTTATTGGTCTTGAATGCTTTTTTTTAATATTATCCCATAATATTTTATCTGCTATAGATTTAAATCTTCGACTTCTTTGTTGTTTAATCTTTGCAATAGGTGCAACACCATCAATTGCAATAAATGTTCCTTTAGTAGGATTAACAAATGCAATTATTGTTTCAAAATATTCTAAAACTGCTACAATCATTTTATCTTCTAATTTTTCATTATCATATAATTCTGGATTTTCAGCAATAATTCTAAAACATACTGGATGTATTAGACAATTTGCATCAATCAAAAAATAATCTATATTTTCTACTTCTGATTTAAATCTTTGATCATTTTGTTTAAAGACAAAACCATCTTTTTTATAATTTTTCATTAACCATAAAAAGAATCCTGGTACACCCATGTTTATTAGTAATTAATAATTATATTTGTATAAATATTAATATCAATTTTTATTTTAACTCTTAGAGTTAAAATAAAAATTATTATCGCAATGACTAGAATAAATTTCATTTATTCTAGCATTTGCAGACAATTTTTATTAGTAAATTCTAATTAAGTCTGTAAATAAAAATTATTAGTAAATTCTAATTAAGTCTGTAAATAAAAAATATTATCTAAAATAATATTTTTTTTAATTCATAATGAAATGTGTATTATGTTTATTTGATACTAAAGAACCTGTTATTGTTGATGAAAAGGTATATTGTATACAATGTAATGACATTAATAATTTTGCAAATGATATAAAAAAAGATAGAATTATCAAAACTAAAGTATTACAACCTAAAACTACAAATGAAAATTATATAAAATGTCCAAAATGTAAAAATAAATTTTCAACAAAAAAATGTATTTGTGGATATAAAAATCCATTTATATAAATATTATATATAATTATATAATATGGATATAGAAAAATTAGATTTAGAAATACGTAATATAGATAATCCTCATAATTATATTATTAATTTATTAAATAATAATATTAATGACGATGAATTAAGCAATATTTTAAGAATTTTTTTTAAATATCATCCTAGTATTGCATATGATAATAAATTTAGAGAACTTTTTGAAGATAAAATGATTATTTATATAAATAGTTGGAATATATTATGTAAATTTTATGTATTAATGCAAGAAAAAATATCATTGTTAGTTGTTTTAAATAACTGGCATAATATTTATAATAATGAAGAATTTTGGGCATTATCATTACAAGACCAAATACAATTTTTAGTAAATAAAAAAGAATATTTTTTAAGTATTTATGATTGTTCTCATGGTGGTATTCCATTTCATTATAAATTATCAGGAATATTTATTGATAATAAATATGATAAAAATGAAGTTTTTGAAAATGTAAAATATAGATTAGAATTAATATTAAAATTATTTGGAACTAAAATTTTTAATTACACAAGTATCCCATTAATAACAGTTTCAAATTTTTATAATTCAACAAATGATTTTATTATTTCATATTTAACAGAAATTTTTAATAAAATGAACGAATTATTAGATAATACAATATATATTTTAAATTTATATAATACTAATACTAAATCAATAGAAAATCTAATTAATCCAGTTATTGTTAATATTTGTACTACTCAAATTGATTCTGATTCTGATGTAGATATATTTTTTAATTAAAAAATATATAAAAAAGATTTTATATTTTATATATAATGAATTTTATTGATTATATATATGCAACTAAAAATTATTTACATAATATAATTTTTGTTTTTTTATTCAATACGTAATTATTTTGTAAGTCGACCTGTTTGGTGTTATTATACAAATAATGATCTAATATTAAGTGCAGTTAATTATATTAATGATAATTATATATTTCAAACATATCCACTAAAAAATATAACTATTATTCATAATTTAGGTTCTATTAATAATTTAACATATAATGTATATAATGCTAAAACTATTATAATAAAAAAATAGTTTTTTTGTTTACTTATTATCCAAAATCTATAAATTGATTATATATAAAAGAAAAACTCTAATTAAGTCTAGTAATATTTTTATTATATATGCTTTATGCATATATAATAAAAATTGATTATATATATAATTATATATAAAATAAAGATATATAATTATAATAAATGAAAGGTTTTAATAATATTGGAAACACATGTTATTTAAATTCTGGATTACAAATGTTAATCCAGAATAAAGATTTATCATGTCTAATTATGAAATATATGAATGATTCTGATATATTACGAAATATTGGCAACCTAATAAATGATTATTATAGTGGTGATCCATCTCCACTAAATCCTATAGAAATTAAAAATATAGTTCAAGAAAAACAAGAGTTATTTTCAGGATATGGTCAACAGGATTCGACAGAATTCATTATATATTTTTTAGATATTGTTGAAGAAGAAATTAAAAAAATAACAAAAACAAATGAAGTTGAAAAAATATTTGGAATAAATTTTAATGTTAGAATAAAATGTAAATTATTATCATGTTTAAATATTTCAGTTAAAAAAGAAATTAATAATTTTTTAATATTAGATATAGATTCTAATGTTAATAACTTAGATGATGCATACCGTAAATTTAAATCAAGTGAAAAATTATATGAAGAAAATCAATATTTTTGTGAAGAATGTAAAGATAAAAGAATTGCATCAAAAAGAACAACAATTAATGAGTGGCCAGATTATGTTTGTATATGGCTACGAAGATTTACACAACGAGGAAATCGAATTATAAAAAATAATCAAGATATAAATATACCATTATCATGGAGACATAATTTAAAATTATATGGTGCTATTATTCATTTTGGTAATATAGACGGAGGTCATTATATTTATGTTGGAAAACAAAATGATGAATGGTATATCTTTAATGATTCACAAGTTAGTAAAATAAATTCACCTGATGAACTCTCAAGATTATTATGTAAATCATATACATTATGTTATACACTTTTAGACATTTAAATCATTTTCTTTTATAAAATTACTTATATAAATACCATTACAAATATGAACATTGCCATCACTTAAATCTTTTCTTAAATATCCATTTTCATCTATATAATTATTATAAATATCAAAGAATATATATTTTTTTAAAATACATTTTTCTTTTAATTTTTCATTAAAATATAAGGCATAGTGTTTTCGTTCTTCATCTGTTCCCAAATATGGATATTCAGGATTTTCCAAAGTATTATATTTTTGAATAGGTGGAACAACATTATAAACACATATATTTTTAAGTTTAATTTGTGAAATGGATACATTTAATTCAATTGCTTCAAAATAATTATCAACAATATTGTTTATAATATCTTGATATGTTGTTGTAGATGTTATATGTTTATGAATATGACATCTACAATCTATTTCACCTAGACAAAAAACAATAGTATCTCCATCTTTAATATTAAAATTGCGAATATCACACCTATTTAATTTTTCTTTCCCGAAACTATAACATAAAACTGGTCCTAAATGATGCTGTATTATTCCATTCCAACCATTACCGGAATGACTATCTCCAATTGTATGAATTGACATATATATATATATATATTATTTTTATTTAGTAAATAATATATAGAATTATTATAAAACATAAGAGCAAAGATTATAAAATAAGTGCTGATGAATATTATTTAGTATTCTAAAGTCAAGATTACAAAAGTTAGATGAATTAACACACGAAAAACTAAAAGAAAATATAACAAATGTTATAAGAAAAGTATGAAAATATATAGCATATAATAGAGATGTTGTATATGTAAAAAATTTATAAGGAGTAAAATAATCGGCGTTTTAAAGGTATAAAACAATTAAATAAAATTATTAGTAATATTTGTTTCTTTCTTTTTATAAATCATATTATTTAATTCAGTAATTTTTTTATCTTTAACTTTTTGTACAGGTTTTATAATATTTAATATGTAACTTGAAATATATGATATATAATCCATAATACTATCTTGATCTGTATTTATTATATCTGTTAAAAATGTTTTGACTTTATTTGATAAATCTTTATCAAGTATATTTATTATATATATTCCAATTATTATAAATAATAATGATTTCCCAATATCCCATGTAATCTCCCATGATTTAGCTGAAAATAAAAAAATTATTAAAATTATAATTATTAATGTACTTTTCTCCATATTTATATATAATTATATAAATTAAAAATTTATATAATTATTTATAATAATTATCTAGATATGAATATATAATGAGTTATCGTGATAAATATTTAAAATACAAGGCAAAGTATGAAAGTTTAAAATCATTACAAATGTCTGGTGGTGCTACTGACAAAACATTATATTTATTTAAAGCTAGTTGGTGTCCCCATTGTACTAATTTTACACCTGTATGGAATAAATTATCTAAAAGTGGTATGAGTGATGTTAATTTTATTACTTATGATGCAGATAAACACAAAGATCAAATTAAAAATTATGAAGTTTCATCATTTCCAACTATTATTCTTAAAAAGAATGATAAAGCGATTGAATATTCTGGGTCAAGAGATATTAATAGTATTAAAGAATTCATTAAAAGTAATTAACAATTAGAATAACATTCAATATATTTATCTTGGATATTTATAATTTTTGGTATGAAATTATAATCTATATCTGAATCAATATTATTAATTTGTTCCATTAATATATCGATATTTGTAATTTTATTTTCTAAATTATTACAAATATTTTTAACATAATTAGTATCTTTATTATTTAATTTTGCCAAGTTAGATAACATTGATGATGAGTTCTTTAATTCTCTCTTTTTAATTTGGTTACATTCTTTAATTAATTTAATCTTTGGTTTAAGTATTAATCTTTTATTTTTTTTATTAAATATATATATATCTGATCGCGATGATAAATTAATTAAATTTTTTAGTTTTTCATTTTTACATAAATCTGTTAATATAGTTTTATCAATAGATGAATAATATTGATCAATATTTTTATCAATCATTTAATTTTATTAAGAATTTTATTTTTAATAAAACTATTTTAATATTCCTAAACTTTTTAAATTATTTAATATGTCATTATTCTTATTTTCTACTTTTTGTATATTATTTTTTTTTAAATCAATAAAAGTATTTTGTGATATATATTCTTGTTTTATAGGTTGATTTGTAACTTTATTTTTAACAGGTTTATATATTTCATCCTGTTTTATTCTTTCATTTTCTTTTTCTTGAATTAATTCTTTAATATTTTTCTTATTTTTGTCAATATTTAATAATAAATCTTTCGAATTAGTTACTTTTTCAGGAGCAATACCTATAATAGGATTATATATTGTATTTGACATTTCAAATCTTGCATTAGTCCGTTCTTTTTCTTTTTCTTGTAATTTAGAATCAACATCTGGATTGAATTTTTCTTTTTTATTTCTAACAAATATATTATTTTCCATTTATTATAAAATTAATATTATTTGTTTTTATATAAAAACAAATAATATTAATTTTATAATAATGGATCTATATCAAATATTAGAAATAAAACCTAATGCATCCGAAACTGAAATTAAAAAAGCATATCATAAATTAGCAAAACAATATCATCCTGATAAAAATAGTTCACCTGATGCTAATATAAAATTCCAAAGAATCCAATCTTCATATGAAATATTAATTAATGATAAAACAAGATATGAATATCAAAAAATGAATAATAATGACAAATTTAATTTTGTTGATATTCTAGAAAAAATTATTCAAAATAAAATTAATGTCAATGAATTTAGTAAATTAGATGAAAAAGATATTAAATATATTAAACAAAATTTTATGAATTTTTTTAATTCTATTAATGTTAGTGAATTATTGAATTTATTTAATAATGGAAATCTTAATAAAAAAGATATATCAATAAATTGTTCTGATTCTGATGTTGAAATGTATGATGAAACATTATGTGAATATCATCATGTATTACCTATTTCAATTCAAAAAGTAAATAAACTTGATATAAAATTAGAATTATCAATAAAACTAAGTGATATTGATAACAATAAAAAGAAAATTAAAATTAAAAGAAGTATTGATGGTGATTTAGAACTTACAACATTTAAATTTAATTTATCACATCCATATGTTGTTTTTATTGGTGCAGGTGATAGTAATAATGATGAATATGGTAATCTAATAATTAAATTAAATTTACCTAAAAATTTGTATTGGACAGAAAATTTAATATTAATTGAACAAAGTATGAGTTTATACGAATTAATTTATGGATTAGATATTCATTTAGATTTTGGTGACAATAAAATTATTAATATTGAAAATTGGGTTCCAAGTCGAGATGGTAATTTGATTGATATTAATAATAAATTATCCAATTTCAAAATAAAAAATTATAATTTAGCAATTAAATTATTTTTAGATTATGAAACTAGTAATGAAAAAGAAAATATATTAAAACGTTACTTTTCATAAATAAAATATAAATTTAATATATGGAATGGTCGGAATTTACATCTAATAACATTAAATTTTTTAATTCTAAAAAATTTATTAATGATGATAATATATTATTAAAAAATATTCAATCAGAAAAAGATAATATTAATAAATTTATTAAAAATAATAAAATTGCAATAGATATAAAATTAATAAATAATAATCTAAATAATGAAATACAAAAATATGGTAAAACATTATGGGTGAGTACATCATTATTTGATAATTTAGACGATCTAGATAAAACATATGAAATAACATGGGAATTAAATAAGATGATGGTAAGAACTCATAATACTAATTTTTTGTTAAGAATCAAAACTTTAATATTAATAATTGAATATTTGAAAGTAAAGAATAAAATTAATAAAAATGTAATAATATATCTTGTTTTATCATCATTAAAAAAAAAGTTTCCAACTAAAGATGAAATTATTTCACAACATAATATTAATTCAGGATATACAGATATTAGCAAAAATATTATATTTATTTGGAGATTAGAAGAATTTGAAAAAGTAATATTACATGAAATTATGCATCATTTTAATATGGATATGAGAGATCATGATTGTGATATATATATGGATATTAATGGTCCACATAGTTATTATGAGGCATATACTGATTTTCAAGCAATCTTTTATAATATTATATATATATCATTATTAACAAATAAACAGGTTAAAGAATTATTAGAATTAGAGTTATTATTTATTAAAAATCAGGCTGTGCAATTATATAATTTATTTGGATTGCATGAAACAGATCACATTGTTCAAAAATCACCTGCATATTCATATTATATTTTAAAATATTTGATATTTAAACATTTTTTTAATAATGATTTATATAAAATTAATGATTATAATAAATTATTAAAAATATGTGTAAGAAAACTTAAAAGTAGAAAATATATTGATTTAGGATCGGCTAGAATGACTTTATTACAACTACATTAAAAATTTTTATATTACAACTTAAATGTTATGACCTAATAATTCATTATAATTATCAATACTATATGTAAAATATAACATCTTAATTAGTTGTTTTCATAACCGTTATATTTCATTTTGTTTTGCATTCTAAAAAAATAACATTAATATAAAAAAATTGTTATAATAAATAATGAATCAAAATATTGCAAACATTATTAAATATCTTCATATTCTTATTATTATCTATATTTTTATAGGATGGCTTGTAACACCAATTAAATATCTTCATTATTATATTTTTATGATTATATTCATTTTCTTAGACTGGAATGACTTTGATAGTCAATGTATATTAACTAGATTAGAGTATTATTTTAGAACAGGAATTTGGAATCCAAAAGAATCTCCTGAATTTTTTCGTCCAATGATTAATAAACTATTTAATTTAAATTTAAATAAAGATCAAGGTAATAGATTAAATTCATTTAGTTTTATGTTTTGCTTATTATTAGGTTTTTATAGATTTCAAAAAACAATGCGTAAAAATTTAGTGCATAATAAAATAATCTAATAACAAGTCTTCAACAGAATAATTATTTCCATATTCACAAGCATTAATTGTAATTAGACATGCATTATCTAATAATTTCATAATATTTGGATAATCTACAAATAAGTCTATAATATCGTAATCATAACAACTATTAGTATTAACATTCCAATTGCTATTTTATAATTCAGATTTATTTTTATTTACTTTTATAATTGTTATTGGAAATCGATTTCCAATAGTAGTATATAATATTATATTTTTATTACTTGAACATGCTTTTTTTTTGTTCGCAATAATATTACAATTATAATTTTTAATTTGTTTAATGTATTTTATAAAACTATCAATCTTTTCATTTTTCATAAAACCAGAAATATAACTTTTTTGTTTTTGTTTTTGTGATATATACCAATTACCACATAGATTACCATTAAAAATCCATGTTTTATCAATAAATTTACATTCTTCAATTAATCCTGAGTGTCCACATACACTCATAAATCCATAATCATTTAGTTGTTTTAATTTATTAATTAGAGGTATTGTTTCTTTATCAATTGGACCATCATGATATAGAGTTTTATTAATTCTATTTTCTAAAAATACAATATTAACTTTTATCAAATCATCCATAAATTAATATATTTGTATTTCCATAATTATTAATGTAATAATTAATATTATCTTCAGGTTCTTCTATAGGACACATTTTTATAATAATATTATTATTATAATTTATAATGCAATTTTTTCTGTGTAATTATATGAATATTAATGATATTATCAAAGATTTAAAAAAATATATAATAATAAATCCAAAATTAATTTATTATAATGAATACATATTAAAATTAGAACAACGTGAAAATAATATATTAGAAAAAATACCGTTAAGAGATTATTTATTAGAAAGCATAAAAATACATTTATTATACAATGAATCGAAATATAATTTATATATATACAATAAAAAAAAGAAAAATTGTGCTTATATTAAATATAAATTAACAGATGATATACTATATAAATTTTTATATCAATTAATAACAATTAAAGAGGATAATAGTATATTAGGACTTGCTAAAAAACATAATTTACCTAAAATAGATTTCAAAAAAAAGGATAACTTTAATATTGTATATTTAAATATTTCTGAAAAAAAATTTAAGTTTAATTCTCCTGTTTTAGAAATTAAAAATCTATATGAATCACTGGGATATTTATTAGGAATAGAAATTTTTAATATATTAAAATATCAACGGTTAGATAGAATTATAAATTTTATATCTAATAATAAAGAAGCACAAAAAATATTTGATTTAAATGATAAATATTTAAAATTAATTCAAACATTCGATTGGAAAGATAGAGATAGTATTATTATATTTTCTGGTACTATTTTTCATGCATTAGGATTAACATATACTAGAGATATCGATATTATATATATTAAAGAGAACCCTACTATTATCAAAAAAATTAAGGATTCAAAATTAGATATTGATTTTCATATATTAAAAAATGATGGGTCTTATATTAAGAATGATACTGCACATTTAAATTATACTAAATCATGGTTATCTTATTTATGGCCACAATTAGGTGGTGCAAAAGATATATTTGAAATATTTTCAAATCCAAAATTTTATTTTACTTTTATGGGTATAAAATTTATATCATTGGAACATACAATACAACGAATATTATCACGTTCTAATGTAAGTAGTGTAGTTGATTTATTTATGTTAGAAAAAATAAATAATATGAATTTAGGATCAAAATTTTGTATTCCTAATTTAACAATTAGACAAGGTAATCTAGTAATATTTGACAAAAAATATTTAGAATATTTTTATCCAGCAGTTAAACAAAAAATAAAAGAATATTATAATGAAGATATACCATTATCAGCTATTACAAAAAGAATACAATCATGTTTCAAACTACCACATCAAATTTATAAAAATATAAATTTAACAGATGTTGATACTGATATTATAAGAAAATATCATATTGGAATAAAATTTGCTATCTATAATAAATATACAAATAATATTAATTATTTATTAGATGTTGGCTCAGGACGTTTAACTGATTTAAATATGTGGAAAAATAATAATATCAAAAATGTTTATGGAATTGAACCTTCAATAGATTCAATTAATTTTGGCAAAGGAAAAATTAAAAATTTGGAATATAATAATAAAATTAATATTATTAATAGCATTGCAAATGTAGATTGGCAAAAAGACAAAAAATTTAAAGATATAATAAATAAAAAGTTTGATGTTATTACTTTTCAATATACATTACATTATATGTTTAATGATATTGATTTAATGATTAATAATATTAAATTAGTTGTTAAACCAAAAACTAAAATAATAATAACATGTATGGATGGTAATAAAATTAATGATGAAATAATCAGAAATAAAAAGATAGAAATTAGAAATGATGAAGAACCAATATTTGCAATTTATCCATATAATAGTTATGATAGTTATAATATATGTGGTGATATTCTTGTTTATTTTAAAGGCGCATATGGTGTTTCAAGTGGGTCTATTGAACCAATAGTTGATATTAATAAATTAATTAATAAATTTAGTAATAACGATTTTAAATTAATAGAAAAGAAAAACTTTTTAGAATTTACTAATGTTAGTATAAGAAATAAAATGAATCATATACAAAAGTTAGTTAGTAGTTATTATATGTTACTTGTATTTGAATATAAATAAATTACCAACTAAAAAAAGGATATTTTGTTGGCGGTTCTTGTTTTATTTTACTATTTATAAAAGTAATTATATCACATATTAAAAAATTATTATTACAATCAACTACAAATACGTTATCTTTATTTAATAACCACTCATCGTGATAATTATGAATTTGTCTTAAATATTCTAGACTGATATCTTTTTCTTCAATACGACCTCTTTTTTTAATTCTTTCTAATGCTACTTCTGGTTCACATCTTAGATAAATAATAATGTTATTAAAATCTTTTCTAACATACTTGTTGTAAAAATCATACCATAAATTATACATTTGATGTTCTATTTCAGATATTTTACCATTATTATATAACATTTTTTCAAAAATATATTTATTAGTGTCTAATGACCTATCTAAAACTATCTTATTTGCTTTTGAATTTCTTATTGTGTCTTCTATTTCTTTCATGTAAGTAATATATGCTAATGTCTGAAAAGAATATCCCCATCTTTCTTGGTCATCATAAAACTTTTGAAGCATATTTTCTCCTTCATTACTTTTAATATTTTTCCAAGTATCAACAGGCTCAAATACAAATTCTGCATCAGGTATACCATCTGTTAATTTACTAATTAAAGTTGTTTTACCTACTCCAATATTACCTTCAATACAAATCATATTTTTACTCATCTTTTTATTATTATAATAAATAAATATTTATATATAGTAATGTCAATTTTTTTAATAAGGCTTTAGGCTAAATAATAAAAACAGTTTTTATATTAATTTTTATTTAGTCCTTAAGTAATAAATTAAATAAATTAAATAAATAAAATAAATTAAATAAATTAAATAAATTAAATTAAATTAAATTAAATTAAATTAAAATTAAATAATAACTATCTAATAAATAAAATAAATTATAAAGTTACATCACCCTTCTTTGGATAGAAACTAGCCAAAAATGATTGGAATTCTGTAAACTTAATTTCTCTACATTCATCTTCCTTGCTTAATTTTAATGCTTTAGAAGTTGGCTTATCAAGAGTAGTTAGCTGTCCCTTCTTTAATCCAAGTTGTGAAAACTTATTATTTAATGCACTCATTACCTTTGGTCTTGATAAACAAGTACCTGGAGCTAATCCTAAAAAGCTAATTAAAATTTCTGGAACCGGTTGTTCTTTATTAAAACCTCCATTAACATTTCCTTTACGCTTTGGTCTTTCTTTTCTAACCTTATTAACTTCATCAGTATGTGATTTAGTTAGTAATTTTAAAACAGAATTACATTGTCGTTCAAATTCATTGTATTCACGTTCCTTTAACTTTACTTGTTGCTTTAGTTCATTAATTGTTTTTTGTGTATTCTTCATATTTACTCGATTAGTTTCTAATTTGTTTATTAGCTCAGTAAATGTTTCTTTCTTCTTGTCTTTGACAACTTGTTCTTCACTAATTTGTGATTCAACTTCGTCGTCTCCTTCATCACCTTCATCACCTTCATCACCTTCATCTAATTCTTCATCACTTTCGTCGCTATCGACAACATCAACAATTTTAGGTACTGGTTCAGTAACTTTAGTCTTTTTAGTTTGTTCGGTTGTTTTTACGGCTGTTTTAGTCATTTTGGAAGTCATTTTTTATTATACTAATATTTTTGATGCTAATAAGTATTTTTGTCAATTTTTCTAGACTTGTTAGAATATGCATAGCATATTCTAATTAAGTCTGTAAAAAATTAATGGCAAATGGATTTTGTTTTCTAAAAAAAATATACCCTATTTTTTGTCAATTTTTCTAGACTTGTTAGAATATGCATAGCATATTCTAATTAAGTCTGTAAAAAATTAATGATATTTTAAGTATTGTATACTTAAAATATCGTCAATTTTTCTTATATTAGCTAATATAAGAATTATAATAAAATGATTATATTAATTTTTAGAATGTAAAAGATACTATAATCTTTTCAGATTTAGGTTCTGGACTGGGTAAAACTCTACTACTTTTATATTGTACATTATTATTAATATAATTTGTATATTTTTTAACTGGTATTTTCTTTATTTTACTTTCTATTTTCTTTTTCTTATTCATATCATATTCTATTGCAACTTGATTTTCAATAATATAATTATAAATTTTCTTTGATATAAACCATCTAAAAAAATTTAGTTGACCTATTGTTGTTATAATATAATTATTATTCATAAAATAAGGTATTCTATCACCTCTACTAAAAGGATCAAAATGCTTCTTTTGAAATGCTTTCAATTGTTGTTTATATGAAGTGTATATATTAAAAACATGTTCAATATTATTATTATCTTTAATTTTATAATTAATTTTATTATTTTTTGAATATTTTGTAATAAAATAATCAATTAATCTAATCGAAATTTTAGATTGAGAATTTATAATCGGTATAAATAATTCAATATTACTTTCATCTTCGTAGAATTTCTCAAGTGATTTTATAATCATACTTTCTTGTGACGTAATTTCGATACTATTAAAGATCTCATTGTTTAATTTTGTTGATTCAAGAATTGACATATATCAAAAAATATATTATTATATATAACTTATAATAATATAGTCTTTATATTGTTTTAAGAGTCTTCCTCTTCAGATGTATCATTGTCAGATGATAATTCATTATATGTTTTGGTTTTTTCATTAAATAACTTTTTTAAATTAGAATCTACTTCAGATGTTTCTAAATTAACACTATCTATAATTTCAGTTATTAGATTTTTATCTTCAGTATGTAAATATATATCATTATGCATGAAATTACTTGTTTCTGTTTCTGGAATATATTCTTCATCATCATTTGAATCAGATGATTCGGCAATAAAATTATAATTGTATTGTTGTTTTTCCATAAATGAAATAACAATTGGTCTGAAAAATAATCCAAAATCATTATTACTATTAATCCATATAGCATAACATTCTAAAATCATTTTACACCATACATTTTCAGGAATTGAATTTACATTAATTTTAGAATTATTTAATTGTAAATTAGTTACAAAATTATTATTATTTACTATTTTTATTTTTACTATTCCACACGAGTATTCATCTGAATCTCTAATAATTTTTTGAAAGTTTATTTCTTTTGGTTTATTATTATTAAAATCAAACCACTCATGAGCATTATTATGTGCATCTACTATTATCTTTTTTTCTAATAAATTAATATCTCTGATAAAATTATCAACTTTATAATTATCTTTACCATTTAATGCAATCTCTAATTCAGTATAATTATCAAAACTTTTTGGTTTTTTTGTATTTAATAATGTTGGTGTTTGAAAAACAAAATTATTATTATTGTATTTGATTAAAATAATTTTTTTGTTTTTTGATAGTTTAGATTTAGGATAAGATACATTATTTAAATTTATCTCATTTAATCTTAAAGGTTCTTGACTCATATTAATTAAATTAATTAAATAATCCTTAAATAGTTTATAAAATAATATTTTTAATTTGTTGCTTTCTTAGTTTTAGCAGCCTTGACAGGCGCCTTTTTAACTGGTTTAACAACTTCTTCATCTGAATCCGAATCAACCTCTACAACTTTACTTGCTGTTTTCTTTACAGGCTGAACTACTTCATCATCAGATTCATTATCATCAGAATCAGGTGCAGTTTGCTTAACATCAGATTCTGAATCTGAACTATCTGATTCTACAGCAGCAACCTTGGCTACTACCTTAGTAGCTACCTTAGTATCATTGTCATCATCAGAATCTAGAAATGTCTCAGTTTCGAGATACTTCTTATAATTTGAACTTTTATTTAAAGGTGGTTCAACCTCTACCTTTACCATCTTGAATGTTAATCCATATGTTGGATCTTTCTTATTAGGTGCTTGAGCCCATAATTTAACAGGCTTGCCGATTGGGCGAACACGACTTAAAAAAGGCATACTAGTTACCATATCATCAACAGAATTAATATTATCTAATTTAGTACGAACACGCTTTTCATTTTCCATAACAGAATTATAAACAATAGTCTTAATCTTGTTATCAGGATAAGTTGTATCCATCTTTAATTTCATATAAGGTTGTTTAGGACCATAATCCTTCTTATCCTTAGGTTTAGTAGATGTTTCATCTTCTTCTAGAGGTAATCTAAATATAGGTTGATAAACATATTTATCTCCTTTAGGACCAAACATCTTCTTCTTGAATTCATCTGAACCTAATTTTGCATCAATTGCCTTTAATACTTCACTAAATATCTTAACTTCAGAAACTGATTGGTCAAGTGGTAATTTAATAAATGATCTTTGAGAATCATCTGAATAATATTCTCCTAATCGGGGAATACCATATTGTGATAGATGAATCCATGGAAATTGAATATATAAATGATTGCCTTCGCCTAATTGTGGGTCATTATATCTTGGATATGCAATCTTTTGTCCTTTTGATCTTTGGTTTTCTTCGATAGCAGTGAAACTTAATTCATCTACATTTACTTTGTTGTAATTAGTTGTTTGGTTTGCTTGGCTCATTTTTTATTGAATATATATAAATTTGATTCCAAAATATAGCAAATTCAATTTTTCTAGACTTGTTAGAATATGCAAATCATATTCTAATGTGGTCTGTAGACCATATTTATTTATCCTATAGGATAAATAAATATGATTAACAAACAAAAAACATAGTTTTTTATTTATTGACTTGTTAGAGTTAATCCTACAGGATAAACTCTAATTAAGTCTGTAGGATAAATTATAAATTTAATTAGAGTTATTATTTTATGATTTAAAGATTATAATACTATAATATGTAAATGTTAACAAATGATAATAAATTTTCAAGTCTTAATTTAAATGAGAATTTAATAAAGGGAGTCTATTTACATGGTTTTACAGAACCATCAAAAATACAAATAAAAGGTATAAGTTCAATTAATACAGGTAAAGATTGTATTATTCAATCACAATCAGGAACAGGAAAAACAGCAACATATTTATTAGGGGTTATGAATAGGATAGATAATGCGAATGAATGTCAGGGATTAATTATTACACCAACAAGAGAATTATCTTCACAAGTTTATGATGTCGCATGTAACTTGGGAAAGTATTCAGGATATAAAATAGTAAAATGCACAGGTGGTACAGATGTTAATTTTAATGAATTAAAAAGTGCAACTATAATTATTGGAACTATTGGTAGATTATATCATATGATTCAAGATAAAAAAATTAATATTCATAAATTAAAGTTTATTGTTCTTGACGAAGCAGATGAAATATTAGCTGATGGGGTTGATCCTAAATTACAATGTATTTTTGATAAGATCCCTTGTGGTATACAAGTTATTTTAATTTCTGCAACAATGTCAATGAATGTTTTTAATGCAAGTAAAACATTTATTCATGACCCAATTAAAATATTATTAAAGAATAATGAAGTCATTGTTGATTTAATTAGTCAATTTTATTTAGATGTTGAAACTGAAGATTTAAAATTTGATACATTATTAGATTTATATAATTTGGTATCAACATCACAAGCAATTATATTTTGCAATACAATTAGAAAGGTTGAATGGTTAGAACAAAATTTAAAACAAAATAATTTTCCTATTACAACAATACATTCTAATATGTCTCAAGCAGAAAGAGATTTAGTTGTAAAAGAATTTAGAGATGGTAAAACAAGATTATTATTAACAACTGATTTATTATCAAGAGGTATTGATATTCCACAAGTTAATATGGTTATTAATTATGATTTACCTCCTAATAAAGAAACTTATGTTCATAGAATTGGCAGATGCGGGAGATTTGATAAAAAAGGTATTGCTTTAACAATGATTAAAATGAATGATCCAATGGATGTTAAAACATTTAATAGATTACAATATTATTATAAAATGGATATTAAAGAAATGCCGGAAACTATTGACAAATATTTATAATGCATTGCATTATAAAATTTATTAATTTATTTAATTTATGTTTTTAAATTAAATAAATTGACAAATATTTATAATGCTATGCATTATAAAATTTATTAACATTAAATTATTATTTAAAAATAATAATTTAATGTTATTTTTATATATTTTTATACTCATCACTAATATTTTTATCATTAAATTTAAACTTGTACTGGTGATGCAATAGTTATTGCATCACCCAAATTATGATTATCATCAATAAGAATAGCTGGTTTTACTATTTCTTCAGCATTTACTATAAAAGCAGATACTGGTGATGCAATAGTTATTGCATCACCCAAATTATGATTATCATCAATAAGAATAGCTGGTTTTACTATTTCTTCAGCATTTACTATAAAAGCAGAATTATCTATAGTGTTCTTTATAATAATATTACAATTAATATGTTTTTGATGGGCTGTGTTAAATATGTTATCACATATAATATTTTTTTTTGGCTTATCTATTAGTTTCTTTAAATTATCCACTAAATTATTACCCATCCAATTTTTACCAACCTTATTTAAATTATTCACATTGCTAAAATTAACTGTTTTTAATAAATCACAATTATATAGCCAATTATTACCTACATTCTCTAATTTTTTTAATTGACTAAAATCAACAGTTGATAATGATTTGCAAATAGATAACCACTCATCGCCTACTGTTTTTAAATTAGTCAAATTACTGAAATTAACAGTTGATAATAATTCACAATTAGATAGCCAATAATTACCTATTTTGTTTAATTTAGTTAATCCATTAAAATCAACAGTTGATAATGATTTGCAATTAGATAACCACCCATCGCCTACTGTTTTTAAATTAGTCAAATTACTGAAATTAACAGTTGATAATAATTCACAATTAGATAGCCAATAATTACCTATATTGTTTAATTTAGTTAATCCATTAAAATCAATTTTTATTAATTTGTGACATGAAAACATCCACATATTATTAATAGATTCTAAATTATATAATCCGCTATATGAAATTGTTTCAATCCCAGATTTAGCTAAAAAATTAGAACCTATTTTGTTTAATTTAGTTAATCCATTAAAATCAATTGATTTTAAATTGGGACATGAAAACATCCACCAATCACCAACAGAAATTAAACTAGATAATCCAGTATAAAAAATTTGTTCAATCTTAGAATAAGCTAAAAAATTATCACCTATTGTTTTTAAATTAGTTAATCCATTAAAATTAATTGATTTTAATTTGTGACATAATTTCATCCAATTATTACCAATAGATACTAAATTAGATAATCCGTCATATGAAATATATTCAATATCACAATAATTTAAAAAATAATCACCTATTGTTTTTAATTTAGTTAAACATTTAAAATTAATTGATTTTAAATTGCGACATGAATACATCCACCAATCACTAATAGATTCTAAATTAGATAATCCATCATATGAAATATTTTCAATTTTACAATCATATAAAAATTCATTACCTATTATCTTTAAATTAGTTAAACCATTAAAGTTAATTGATTTTAAATTGCGACATGATTTCATCCACATATTACCAACCGATTCTAAATTATATAATCCAGCATATGAAATATGTGTAATATATGATAAAGGATTTTGAAATCCTTTATCATGCAAAAAATGATCACCTATTTTATTTAAATCACTATATAGTATAATTTTTTTTATTTTGTTATCATTAATATATCTTGTAACATTATTAATATTATCATGAGTTAACTGTATTATATAAAATTTGTCTGTGTCAGTTACAACTGTATTATTTATATCTGTTATATGTATATAATCATGATCTTTTATTAAAATTTCTATTTGTTTTTTTATTTCATCGAGTGACACGTTTTCTATATTCTTAATTAATTCAAATAATTTACATTCATCAGTACCTCCTATTTTATTATGTTCTTTTATGTTTTTCAATTCTGAATACTTGGTTTTGTATTTTAAATATTTATGTTTATAATCCATATATATATTATTATATATTTTTAAAATCCATTTAAATTTATAAAATTAATAGCAATATTACAGAAGTTATCATTTAAGTTTGTTATATCTCCATAAAATATGTACATATTTTATTATTATTAATTTAAATGATAACTTTATTATACACATAACCAACTTTTTTTAAACTATATAAACTTGTAAAATCAATATCTCTTAATAACAAAAATGTAATCAACTATCACAACGATTTGTCATGTCGAGAACTCATAAAATTATTATACGAATTAATCTCAATATTTTTGTGTTTTGATTCGACTCCAACAAAAGTTGCACGTGAACTTAACGGTTCTTTTAACGGTTCTTTAAACGATTCTTTAAACTTTTCTTTAAAATTTTTATTAAGATAAACCGTCGGAATAGGTATATCAGATTCTTTAGAATTATATAGCCAATTATTAGGAAGTGCGTCTAATTTAGTTAAATTAAGACACATAACCAAGCTTAAATTATAACAATCATTTAACCAATTATCACCTACCTTTTTTAAAGAAATCAACCAATTAATATTAATTCCAATTAAACTTGTACAATTTTTTAACCAATTGTTGCCTACCTCTTCTAATTTATTCAACCCCTGAAAATTAATTCCAATTAAACTTGTACAATTTTTTAACCAATTGTTGCCTACCTCTTCTAATTTATTCAACCCCTGAAAATTAATTATATCTAAATTTTTGCAATTACTTAACCAATCATTACCAACAGTTTTTAAAAACCCCAATCCTTCAAAACTAATATATGTTAATGTGGAACAACCACTACAAAAATTATCACCTAAATTTATTATAGGTCCATATAATATTACATTCACTAAATTATTTTTTTTAATATAATTATTAACAGCAACTTTATTTTCATCTGTCAAATATATTATAAAAGTTTTCAAAACATCTGGTGTATGTAATATGTTTGTAAACATATTAAAACTAACTATATGTATATATGTCTTTGTTTCTTTTATTTTTGTTTGAATTGAGTCAGGTATTCCATGCGGGGGGCGGGGGGGGGGGGGGGGGGGGGGGGGGGGGGGGGGGGGGGGGGGTGGGGGGGGGG